CCTCTTCACCCATCCACTCATAAAGTCGTACAGGAATCTCGTCTATTTTGGTGTAATCTACCAAGAACGTGCAAAGATCGCCGCTCTCGGTTTTTACAGACACTGCGCAATATTTATATCCCAATCTCTTCTCTCCTATCGCCATAAGGCTTTCTGTTAGTGTGTGTACATTGTGAAGCATGTTTTAGGGGTTGTCAAGGGAATTTTAATCGGGTTAGTGTGTCTCTTTCCAATTTTTCCCAATCTTAGCCTCTCCTGCCAATGGTACAGATAGTTTTAGATATTGTCCAGCCTTTTCAATCGCCCTTTCGATCATTTTTCCAACCTCTTCTGCAACTGGTTCTTCGCATTCAAATTCAACCTCGTCGTGCGTGTATCCGATACGGCGAACAATAAATCCTTTGTATATATAGTAAGGCCGACGTAGATCATCCCAGTGAATCTTCCCAAGCCATGAATCTAGGAAGCAACAAGCGTAATCCATTGCAATACCTCCGCACGACTGGAAGATAGTGTTAAGAAGTGCACTCTTTTTTCGAGTACAGAGAATACGACCATCAATTGCTGGAAGATACTTCTGCTCACCCCTCGTTTCCCAGTATTTCTCCAACTTGTCTTTCAACTCCTTAGTACCCGGATTAGCTTCCCAAAACTTCTCCATAAGTGATTGCCCCATACTCTCAGGCAGGGCGAGAGTAGATGCAACTTTAGGGCCAGCAGCGCCATACAAAATGGCGTAAAATCCGTTCTTGCTACGATCACGATACGGTTTAAAAATCGGATCATCCTTATTAAAGTCCGGTGAAGATGGATCAAACGTCTTCAACTCCTCCAAATGCCCAAAAAATGCCTTAGCATTCTTGGAATGTGGATCACCTTTTAGTAGCTCCTCTGCTGTCTGCCCCCCGTCATATTTCCAGGTGTAATGACCTTGGACCCTACCCTCCAGTGCCGCAGCATCTCCTGCTGCGATTGCAAAACCATCCTCACAAGTATATAGCTCTCGGAATTCCTTACCAAGTAGAACTTTTTCGCTTGCTTTCGGCACATTTACAACATTTTTGTGTTTTTGTCTGTGTGTAGCAGCAATCCCTGTCCTCCCTGCACCTAGCCGACCATCATAAGCTAGCCGTTCATTTGACAACCACCCCTCCAATACTGAAAGTCGGTTGCGGAGACTCAGCCATTTAACAACCTGCTTTACGATATCTCCTTCCAATTTCAACAAATTTGGACAAATCTTACCCGCTTCCTGAATCTTTGGACTTGTTGGAATGAGCTTTCGCGTTTTTGGGTCACGCATTGGCTTGCCATCCGGCCCCCGCTGATAGTTCCAGAGTGTAGGCGACCAATTATTTTCCAAGAACCAATCTTTCATTTGATCTTGATTTGCCATCTCCATAGGCATCCGAACTTCCAACATACTGCCTGCAACTACGGGATACTTCTTCCCATAGAACTCCCATAAACCCGTATTAGTGTCGAGAACACCTCCATGTTTTTCCACAAAGTTTGTCCAAGATGCTGAGAACTCCCCCGACTTCTTAAACGGTTTAGCGGGCATTGTAAAGTTCTTTTCCTCGGACTTTTTCAGTTTGCGTGGAGGGAGTTTAGGTTCAACATCTGCACGAATCTCCTCCATCATTGATTCAATCCTGACTTTCAATGCTTTTGCTTTTGGAATGTCAAATTTCCAGCCAGCATACTCTTGACAAGACATTAGGAAAAAGCTTTTTTGACCACATTTAAAGTGGGCCGGCAACGCGTCATTATCCCACTTATAGAACTTCAGGTGTTCTTCCAAGAGAGCGAAAAACACCCTCTTGTTGACATCAACATCTCGTTCACAGTAAACATCCATTTGTGGATGCCACTGCATGAACTCAGCCCCCTTTGGCGAGTCTTTTGAAATAAGGCCCAGCTCGATAGCTTCTGATCGCCAATCAATTTTCTGCAATCCTAGGCGTTCACCCCATGCCTCGATGCCATGTCCCTGCCTATCAGGTTGTAGATACATGGACCAGTAGAAAGTATCCACATAGCGGCAAGGCATACCCAATATTGTGTCTGGACCAACAGTGAAGTCAATGCCAAGGAGAGCACGCATGACAAACGCATCAAAGCCTAGACCGTTGTGAAATGCAATAATTGGATTCTCATAGCGATTAACCCACGAACTAAACTTTTGGAATGCCTCGCCATCCTCAAAAGGGTTGACAGACATTTTCTCTCCCGTATCCAAATCTTCAAAGTGGATACACCAAATCTTGGTGGCTTCAAAGTAAAATCCATCACTCTCGATATCAAGTACAAAACCATTCAACTTCACGTTATTCCTCCTGTTGAAATTCTTCCCATTGTTTCAGAAAAAGCAGGAGGCGTCAAGCCTCCCTATAGGATACATTTCATTTTTTGGTGAATCCAAAATGTTCCAATTCAAGGGACTCTCTATATTTACAGGCATCCTCAAAACTTGTAAACCTCTTTTTATACACCTTACCATCTTTGTTTAATTGGGCAGTCCAAAGCCCTGCGTCAATATCAAAATTAACCCCTGTTCGCCCTGATGTGTTTGTACATAACATGCCCTTATCATATGCCTGTACCGACAAACTTACCCACTCACAATTTTCTTTACTATATTGATTTGCTGCACGCTTGCGATTTATTTCACAGCCATCTGGTATATCTCCCATATCTGCATAGAACGCTTCAAAGGACTCTCTCCACTCTTTACACACAGAAACCCCTACAGCCCCATACCGAGGATAACTGGTGTGTCCGGGGTTTTCACAACGAGAAATAATCCCTAGCCATATTTTATATATCTTCGTGTTACTCATACCGTGTGTAATTGAGGCTTTTCCACGAATCTCATTATTATAACAGCCGCAGGAAACTACAAGTCCTCGCCTGAGTGCCCCACCTGGGATAGATTTAATTTTCCCGCACTCACATAAGCATTCCCATAGGTATTGACCATTCTTATCCAACCCATCATCTTTTACGACGGTCAGCCTTCCATAGACATTCCCAGTCTCATCAATTTTCTTACCCATTTAAAACTCCTGTGGGTTATTTTGTAGCCACTCTTGTTTATCTTGCAGTACGGTCGTATCAGGGTCGTAATAAATCTCCCCAGCAGCACCAGTAAGTCCCATAGATCGATTTTTCAAAAGCCTCACTTTAATGGTGTTCCTTTCGTCCGCGTCTTCTGCCATCTTATTTCGGACAAGCGCAATAGTCACACCCGCAGATTTTGCAATAGAGCTTGTGCCAAAGAGCTGGTCTTCGGTAATTTCAGCCCCAAGTGATGCTGAATCTCCACTGGTCGCGGCTTTACGGATATGTACGATATTATGGATAGTTACACCATATGCCTTAATGATGGACTTTTGCCATGCCATGTGCTCTTCTTGTTCAGAAATGCTAAGTCCACTAAGTATATCACTAAGTACATCAACCACCAGAACAGTAATCCCCATTTCGGCGATCATTTGTTCAACCTTGGCTTCTACCTCCTTGCGGGTGCTTCCCCTATCATCGCATACATAGAAGCGCGGTGATCCATCTTCCTTAGTAAACAACTCTTGTGCAGCTTGTTGTACATAGTCTGTTTTAAGCAGCTTCTCACGTTCCTCTGGGTCACGGATGGCAGCAAATTTAGTCTTTGTATAACTTGATAGCAGGTTAGTAGAAAGCTCCCCCAAAGTCGCTTCAAGGGACAGCACGCCAATAACCTCCTTTGTATTCATCACCCACCACGTAAGTGCCTGATTAATAACTGTGCTCTTGCCCGAGCTGGTCCCGGCTGCCCACATACACAAATAACCTCGTGGGATGCCCCCGCCCAGCATCTCTTCAACCTTACGAAGAAACGGGGGCATAGGCAATCGTTCCAGCTTAACATAATCTAGAGCAGCAGAGTACATTTCTGCTGACGAATGGAGGCCAGCAGGCGTGTATGCTTTAGCTTTCCAGAAGTCCTGAATGAACTCTTTTTCTTTACCGAGCTTAATGTACTCGTCAGCATCCTTGTAGCGAGTCTCCATAATGAATACACGTCCCCGTGGCAGCACTTTCACAATCTTTTGTGCAGCGTCACGACCCGCATCATCGGCATCCATCATCACAATAATCTTTTTCCACTTCAAGAAAAAATCATACTGCGCTTGTATTTGTTTATAAGCTCCACTCTCTCCAATAGTAGGAGATACAACAGCTGTAGGCTCCCATTCAGTTTTACCTTTAGCTTTCTGTTCATCCAAAAGCATCTGATAAGCCGCGCGCTGTTTAATTTCTCCACCGGCGATAATAATAGTATTGCCGCCGTTCTTAAATCGAAACTGCCCAACTAGGTCACACTCTTTACCAACTTTACCGATTGGTTGTGTGAAATCCTTGGGAAACACTCTCGTGCGGTAACCAACCAATTCACCATTAATGGTGGTAGGTACAAATTCTTTAATTGGTTCGCCCGTTGTCTCGTCATAAGAGTAACGAACGCCAAAGAATGAATTAATCTCCTTACGAATACCTCGGAACCCCTTACCATCAGTCCCTGTATAACTTTTAATCTTTTCGTTCTCTTCTGGCGTAATAGCCTCTCGTGTACTCACCTCTTCATACTCCTCTTCTTTAACTTCACCATGTTCTGCCAACCAATCATCAGAGGGCAGTGTGTAATTACAAACAAAGCAATGACCACCAAGACCTTCCCCATAGAAGTGGAAATTGTCTCCGTTTTGGTCATTGCCTCTAGCCCTGCAACGCTTGCAAGGATTCTTTCCTACAACGTAGTGACTCACCCCCACCCCCTATCAATACTTAATCTCGACCAATCTCACAGGCATCCCAGCCCTCACTATACCCCACATCATACCCTTCTTCATTAGCCTTCTCAGCAATTCTCTCAGCCTCAGCTT